CAGAAATTGAAAATGCATTTCTTTTGTGGTCGGGGGAAACCCCAACCCTATTTTTTTCTGGATTTGTATATCCTACCACAGCACTAGGATTCGTAGGAGCGTATCCCGCAATAGACGGGGCTCAAGTAGATGGGGGTTCTCTGGCACAGCCCAGTGGGCTGTCAAACGCCACAAATATAGCATGGTCCATCCCAACCCCGGGACTTTCCGAAGGGAAGCATATTGCTACCTTATTTGGAGGTGTGAATGCTGGCACTACGGGTAATTATAACGGGGGTGCCTCATCCGGGGGCACCACCCCCAGATGCACTCTATCTACCTATTTTCATAAATAAACATGGCCTACTTATATAAAAATAATGCGGTTGCAACTTTCGCAAACCCGGTAGGCATGTCCGACACTACTGTAACACTGACGACAGGCCAAGGAGCTAGGTTTCCAACTATCACAGGGACAGACACTTTCTATGTGACTTTCTCTGATGCAGCCTCCAAGAGCATTCTTGAGATTGCATTATGTACGGCTATTACAGGGGATACATTAACCGTAACCCGTGGGCAGGACGGTACTACTCCGAATGCATACCTTGCAGGGGATGATTGCTCCCTACGGTTGAATGCTGCCGTAATAATGGACTATGCATCCAAGACTTTTGGGGCAGCGTTTTCGGCCCCCATCTCGGCCACAGTTGTAACCTCTACAGGTTTGCTGTATGGCAATAATGGTGCTACTGGGGATGCACGCGCCCGAGGTATTGGGAATGTTTTTCTCCAACAGGGGGGCACTCCTTCTGGTGGTTCTAATGGCGATATTACGCTAATTTATTAATGCCAATCGCGGGCACATTAACTATAGCAGGTACCGGGATTGCTTCCTTCTTTACCGCGGTCACATTAACTATAGCAGGTACCGGGATTGCTTCCTTCTTTACCGGGGGGGCAACTAGCGGTTCTTCTTCCTATAATGACGCAGGAACATGGCGCCCGTTTACATCCATGTTCTATAAGGTTAATGGTCAGTGGACTACAATACAATCCGGTTGGTATAACGATAAGGGAATTTGGCGTAAATTCTTTGGGTCTACGGGGATTGGCCCTACTGCGTTAGCCGTTACGGTTTCCCCATCGGGGGCGTCAAATACATTCACAACGACTGTAGCAGGGAGTAGTAGCACTAATTTTGTGGCAACAGCAACAGGAGGAACTCCTCCTTACACATATCTCTGGAATAGGCAGCCCGTCCCGCCTCCGGGCCTCGCATTTTTAGGAACCACAACAAATACCCTAACTTTGTCTGGATTCTGGAACGCAAATACTGCCGCACACTATGTGGAGAATTGGGATGTTTTAGTTACCGATTCCTTGGGAAATATGGCGTCCTCCTCACTATTTCAAGATATTTTGATACTAAATGCCCCGGACATGTCGGCAACGATTACTGGTGGGGGTTCCTTCATAATTAGTCAAGGACTAGGCACCCAAACCTCTACAACTCCGGTATCGGTTAATGTTACCGGGGGAAATGCTCCTTATACTTACCTATGGTCTTTTGTTTCCCAGACGTACACCCCACCCCCCACTTCCCCTTTCTGGAATTCTTTAGCCTTCTTTTCTTCTACCTCAGTACCAAACCCTAAAATTGGGATTAGTTATACGAGGCAGATTAGAAATCAATTTTTTGTGGCTAATGTGATTGCTAACGTTCTAGTGACAGACAATAGTGGCAATACAACCAATGCCCAAGCTAACGTAATCATAAACATAGAATAATGGGTACATCCGGTTTTTATACTTACTCGATCAATCGAGACACACTGATAAATTCTGTGTTTCGTACTTTGGGCGTCTTTAACAATGACGCGCCTGCGCCACCGACTGACATTCAGAATGCGTCAGAGGCGTTAAATCTCATGCTCAAGGCATGGATGGCCGATGGCAGGCCTCTTTGGTGTATGGCCGACATAACCATCCCATTGATTCTAGGACAAGGCGGCCCTGGGCAGCCCTATGTTCTCGGGGCAGGGGGTATCTTCTCCACCTACAAGCCTTTGAGAATCCAGTATGCACGACTGCATTATGGGGCAACCAATAATGATGTGCAGTTAACTGAATTATCGAGAACCGAATATAACTTGCTTGGGTCAAAGACTAGCTCTGGAGTACCTAATTCTTTCTACTGGGACCCCCAAACAACGTATGGAAATCTACAAGTTTATGTAGTCCCTGACGCATACAACGCAACCAACAACACTATTATCCTAACAGTCCAGCGCCCTATCCAGGACATGACAAGTGCGTTAACAGACTTCGATATGCCTATCGAGTGCTTGAATGCCGTTAAGTGGTGTTTGTGTGATGAATTGGCTATGGAGTACGATATTCCCGATACTAAGACTGCGGTAATCTCAGCTAAGGCGAAACGCTATTTTAGTGCCCTCTGGGACTTTAGTGTGGAAGAAGCCAGCACGTCATTTCAACCGGACATGACACGTCGATAATGCCGATTGAAAATATCACATTAGCACAAACCATAGGCTCTAGAGACAGTAGCCTACAGTTTGATTCGTTGCTGATGAACTGCTACCCGGATAAATCTATATCGGACGGGGCTAATGTTGTTCGTAGATTTGGTTTAAGCAAGAGTAGTTCTTTTACGGCAGGAACGGCATTGGGGTTGTTTACGTTCCAGAATCAGACTGTTACGGTAATTGGCACAGCCTGCTATTTGGGGGCCACTAAGCTAAGCACGGTAGATTCGTCTAGCCCATATCAGTTTACGATTACTCTAGGGGATACTGGGTTTTTCCTAAAGAACAATACCCATGCCTACTTTGCCCAAAACGTTTCCGCCGGGCTAACAAATGGCTCTACGGCTGTAACTTCTTCGGCCCTCTTTGGGGCCGTAGCCACTGGGGACTCAGTCATTGGCCCAGGAATTCCGGCCAATACCACCGTCACGGTCAATAGCTCTTCTTCTATTACACTAAGCAATGCGTACACAGGCAGCACAGGAATACAAACCCTTACCTTCTTTGGGCCAGTCACCGATGTCAACTATCCCGCTGTTACCGTTCCAGGGGTTAGCTACATTGATGGATATGTGTGTGTTATGGGCCCTTTGGGGAAGATTTGGAATTCCCAAGTCGGAACCCCTAGAACTTGGGGAGCGTTAAACTTTATTCAGGGAAGTTCAAACCCGGATAGTGGGGTAGCCATATCGAACTACCTGAATTACGTTATAGCTTTTTGTCAGAACACAACATCGGCATTTTATGACGCCGGGAATGCGATTGATTCCCCCCTGGCCCAGAATACAAATGCGATAAATAATGTTGGGTGTGCTTCCGCAACGAGTGTTGTAGCGACAAAAAATACGATATTTTGGATTGGGCAGACCAAGCAACGCGGGCGTAGTGTTTATATCATAAACAACAACATCCCCACGGCAGTTTCCACTACTTACATTGATCGTATTTTATCGGCAGATACCCTAGTTGGAGTCAGTGCCTTGTTCATAGAATTGGACGGCCATCAACTTTATGTGCTGACCTTGCCGGTAAGTAATTTTACCCTAGTTTATGACTTGGCTACTAAGGAATGGACCACATGGAGTAGTTCTACCCCAGGCACGCCACAAACCTCCACAAGCACTGTGGTTATGAACAATGTGGTGATGGTGATTTTGCCGAATCATGGTCTCTCTAATGGGTCGATTGTCAACATAACCGGGACGGCAGCACCACAGTATTTAGGCACGCGGCTTATCAATGTACTAGATATCAATACGATCTACTACTCTGTTGGCGAAAACCTGACAGGTGGTTTGGATGTTGCAGTCAGTCTTTCATATGCTGTGGACGATGAACCAATTGAAGTGTCGGCCCCAGGGTCTCTCGGCACATTAACCGTAACCCCATGGATACAGAATTACTTTAGGGCTTTATATTACACCTACGCCAATGGCTTAGATTACTTGCTAGATGCCACGAATGGGGTAATGTACACGACTAATGAGGGCATTGCCAGTGACAACGGGAACTTCATTTACACGTCTATCCGAATGGAGAACTGGGACGGAAAGACTAATGTGCATAAGTTTTGCCCTTCCATAGAGATTGTTGGGGACAAGTTTGCAGACACGGCGTATCTAGGTTTTTCAGACGACGACTATCAGACGTTCTCTCCATTCCGTCCGGTTAATCTTGAGTCTCAACGCTCCCAGGTAAGACGTTGTGGCAGATTTAGACGCAGAGCGCATCAGATCATTTACATAGGTGCTTTTCCAGTCAGGTTCTATAGGTTACAAGTTGAACTCAAGCCAGGGAAACAATGAAGAACTTTCTTAAGATTGCACAGAATGTTGATGTAATGCCGCTGTTACTAGCCATTGCAAGACAGCCTGAGTTGTGGAAAGAAGATACATACCTACGGGATTATCCCCAAGGCCCATTTGCACAGATTGAAACGATCATGCTGCGCTTCCCTGTTAAGAGCGTGGTAGAGACAGAGGAAGCACTAAAGCAGCACCTAGTTCATTACGATCAGCATGAGAACATAGATTATCCGGCCTACCACAAGTTACATGAGGCTAGGCCCATCGTAATGAATCTCATGGCTTATGTTA